CTGTATGATCCAGACGAAGTTTGCCATAGCGCTTTTGAATCAGATCATATACAATCGCATGAGTAAGAGAAGAGACTCCATAAGATATGATGAGATAGCGATCAGAGACAACTCTAATATGTTTCGCCATCGTGCCAGTCAGAATGCTGCGAACTAACTGATTCGAACTGTCATCAAAATCTTCAAAGAGTTTGCCAGATACAAAATCTGTAATCTCTGGATTTATTGTCTGCGCTTGCGAAGTAGAAATGAGTTGAAGTCCGGAGGTAGTGTATGCATAATGATTACCTGTATTTGCATCCTGAGCAATTAGATCAAGACTAGACAAACCGCCGGAAGATACAATCTCGCGGAAATTGAAAGGGTAACGAGCGTTTCCACTATAAAGTGCTGCAACTGCATTTGATGAAGTGTAAGCAATAAAGCCGAGAAGGTGATTGACGCAGAAAGAAAGTTCCCCTCTTGCTCCTTGAACTGCACCGCCGCCGGCTCCAGTAATAAGGGAAGGAGTAAAATCAGTCGGATCAATCGTGGAAGACCATGCAACTTCAGACTTGTTCCAGCAGATAAGATAACCTGAACTTGGGCAGATTCCGATTGCAGCTCCGACACCTACAACTAAGATGCCGGTTAGAACTACAACATCAAATACGTTTGTACCGAAGTTATATTGTAAGCAGCCAACACCTTCGATGTAAATGTAAGTTACGCCGGACACAAAAGCCGTAGTCACCAGCCCCGGATAAATTCCTTGCAATACCCAAACACCTGCAACTAGAGTATAGAACTGTCCACCGGAACGAATGCCAAGATAGATTTTATTTCCATCACCATCACGAAGCAGTTTAATGTCAGTGAAGGTAGAAAGAGCAGAAGTTACAATCTGAGTGTATCCAACACTTTGAAGTCCATCTGCTCCAGGCATTACATTGTGTGCGTAGTAGAACTGAGGAATACCTACGTCTCTATCCAAGTCCGCGTTTGAATCTACATCCCGGTTGAAGTTCTGGTCCGTCTGCTTGATAATAACAGTACGGCCAAAATTATCCGAAAGAAACGGAAATGACTTGGCAGAAAGATTTCCCCGATATGTGTACTGGGCCATTCTAGATTTCTTTAGATTCTGAACGAGCCTGAGATTGTCACATCAGCAAGCGGTGCCCAAGTCGGCGGATATACAGTTCCTACGTTTATTGCTCCAACTCCAAGAGAAATACTAGTTGCCGTATTTACCGCAGTGACAAGTCCGCCCTGCGCTGCATTGAATGGGAGACTGAAGAAAGTCAGGCCAGCAGTAGCAGCCGTAGTAGTTGTAGACTGCACTCGGATTGTGAAGTGGACAATGTTTCCAATTCGAGTATATAGTCCCGTATATGTCGGACTTCCTACAACTGTGAGAGATGTAGGAGCCGGAACATAAGTATTCTCATCGTAATGCTTAAGAACATCCGACGTATTGAATTTGATACCTTGAGGACACTTGTCTGGCTGTACGATACCGCTACCAATTTCCAGAACACCAGACCACACTGTAGTCGTGGAATTATCTGTAATTCCTACGGTATATCCAACATCGTCTAGGTTACAAGCGCTAGCAGTCACATCAATGATGATAGTGCCAACCTGTCCGCCGTTGATAGTTCCGCCCTGAGCTGCAACCATATGATGTACGCCATCATTGAAGCAGTTGATAAAGCGATTACGGACTCCGTTGTCTACAACATCTTCACCGACGTTGCCTTCAAAATCCATCCCAATAAACGTATTGGCATTTGTATTGGTAGAAAGCAGTACACCACTACCGCCGGCAGTGATATTTCCTTCGCTAGTTCCACCAATGAATGTATTTGCAATCGCACTTGCGCAGTTAATTCCAGGTCCTGCACATCCTTCCATCACCATATTGATGAAAGTATTATCGCTTGTCTGTTCTCCAGCTTGCCGCTCATCAAGCAACATTCCGGTTGGGATAGGAGTTACCCAGCCAACTTCATTTGCAGTTGCAAAGATATCTTGGAAGTAATTCGATACCAGGAAATTCGTTTGCAGGCCAATGAGTGTAAAGTTCCGGAAACGCAGATTGATGAATCGGGAATGCGTAATTCCTCGAATCCGCATGGCAGTAGTACCGCCGCTAGCGAATGCATCAATCTCAATGTTCTCAATGCTGATGTTACTTTGAACTGTGCCAGAACCCCCAGGACCTTCATCAACTAGAAGTCCAATTCCTGCGCCCGTGTAATTGAAAATTACCCTACCGTGGCCAATGATCCGAGTTCCATAGACTGCGAAATTCGGAAGCGAGGATACTTTATAAGTTCCTGGCGCAAAGTGAAGTTCTCTGGAAGCTGCAAATGCAGCAGCAATTCCTGCAGTCGAATCTAGAACACCGGTACGATCTACACCAACAGCGTCATTTGCCCAGATGGTGTATTCATTTACTTCGTGCTGAGACTGAGTTACCGCGCCAGTGAAATTCTTGGTGACAACAACTGAGCCGTCGTTTACAGCAGTAAGATCAATCTCAGGAAAACCTACAGCGTCAACAAAATCACCTACAGTTGCCCCAACTAGGAGAGTGAAGGAACTTGTGGATGTTTCTAGATAATCGACGCCCCTAGTAAGTTTTGCGCCATTCTTAAATACTAGCAAGCTGTCAGTATTTAGAACGTAATTAAAGTTGGTGAGAGTAAAGAGAGTTTGGGCAGCAGCCGCGACAAAATTCTGCGTGACAAGAGTGCCAGCAGAATTAACTAGAGCTGTAGTACCGCCCGGATTCCAAATATTAGCAGCCATGAGATTTCTTAGTAACCTTCAGGTTGAATTGAATCAGCACTGATTGCTGCAATTTGTTCAGCAAGTTCCTGTTTATACAGTCCTGCTTCGTCATCTTTGCCCATACCTTTGAATACCCTGGAAGCTGCTTCATACACAATTGCATATGGATGATCTAATGCTATCCAGCTATTGAAGCCGCCAGTAGTAACATCAGGATTTACATAGCAGCCAAGCAGTGCATACTGGAAACTGGTACTACTTCTTATGTCTACCTCATCTCCAGCAACATAAAAAATATCCTCTCTTGAGAGGCCGCTTCCATCTACAACTTGTTTCGGCGCCACTAAGGTAAAGAAGTTTCCTGGGCTGGAAAACGTTGCATCATATTTCCGAAGATATTTGATGGAGCGCCAAAGAGGAATCAGAGTACGGTATTGGAATTGCTGGTAGTAACCTGCGGCGGAAAAAGAGATACCTTTTTCGAGTATGTCTTTATACCAAAAATCCAGCTGGTGAAGTTTAAGAGTCGCGGCCCGAACGGCACTCGCAGTACTATCCACCAAATCAGGACGTCTGGTAAGAACATAAACTTCTTGAATGAGTTCTGCGAGTGTCATTGGAATTTATTTCACTCGAATTGTCGGCACTGTGGAAACTCCAGAAGCTTTTCCAGCCGAGCCAGATGCCATATCAACAATGCTCGCAGACGTTGCCATATTTAGTGGCCCCTGCTGTGAATTTCCCATCTGGTTTTCCGGATTTGTAGCCGCCGCCATCTCAGCTTTTACTTCTGCGAGGATTTTTGCCCGAAGCCCGGCAATCGGATCTTCGTAACTTTCCACAACCCGCTCATTCAAATCCACGGAAAGCATTGTATGCCCGCCCGCGATTTCATTTTCCAGGTGTTCGATCTCGCTAACAACATCAGTTGCAAAGCGATGATCAATAAAATGTGCAGGCTTGCCATTGGGAAAAAGATACAAACAATAGCGGATTGCAGACTTGAACAGGGCTTTCTGCTTGGCTTTTGCCTGACTCATTACAACTACCGGAATTGGAGTTGACGGCATTGCGCCTGCGCCTGCGCCATCGAACAAAGAAGCTGAAGAAGTACTCATAATTGCGGACTCAAAGAAGGAAGTGGAAGAAAAGGAGTAGAGACAAAAATGGCTTTTGTAATCACAGAGCCGACCAACTGCGTCATACCTACCTCACCACCACAAAACTGAAAAAGGAATTGAAAGAGGTATGAAGCGCAAAACTTCTATGAGTTTTATGCGCCCGGATTATTAGAAGCCAGTAATGATTTGAAACCGCTTCCAAGGCGGAACAATCGTACTAGCGGCTGCGTTTGAATCAGTTCCAGGAAGGGTTACTTGCCCAGTTGTGCCGTTCGGAACTAGCGCGTTATTTGCGCCATTGCTCCGAATTGTCACACTGCTGATATAACCCGGATCAGTAGCTGCCATTCCTGGAGGATTGATTTGAACTAGAGTTGCCATTTCTATCCTTTAGCCAGCAGCGCCAGCAGTCAAGGCAGTAATGACACAGTTGGCAGGAGGATTCTTGACAACGGTAGTCAGTTCCGTCGTCAAAGTACCGCCAACAGCATCAACTCCGTTGTCCGAAACATCTTCCGACTCCATGTTGAATTCCTTATTCTGCGTCTTACGATCACCAAGATAGGCAACGCGGAAAGTGGACAGATCAACAACGAAGGCATATCCTTGCCAAGCCACGTTGGAATTCAGCAGCGGATGTTCAATCATACGGAAAGTTCCACGACTCGTATTGAAAGTCGTGAAGCGCATTCCAAAACTGGTCTGACTTTGAACCAGCTGATAGGTGCCATTCAAACGACCAATCTGATTGATAACCCGCCAAGCGCGGCCACCCACAAACATAACGCGCTCATTGGCAACTTTCGGATCCGTAGTTTGGTTAAAGCACGGATCAACAAAACCTTCCAACTGCGTGAAGTTCGTAGTAGCGCCAGCCACAGAGATGTTAGGAACAACGTAACTTGCCGGATAGTAAGTCAGATTTCCGACAATTGCCAGCAATCCATCCATCGTGCGGAAAGGCTGACCATTACGAATACCTTGAGATCTCTGGCTAAATATCATACCCTTCTCAATGTCGGCAGCATGGAAAGCTGCACAATCTTGACGACTTTCGGCAATATTCGAGTCGCCAGCAATCATCTGCGTGGCACGAATCGTATCCGAAATCGCCCAAGTATTCCGGAAAATTTGCGTCAGGTTAGTGATGCGAACCGGATTGATAATCAGGGCATTCGGACGAACCGAACCTTCTTCGTAAGCCGTACCAACTTGGTAGATGGCAATCGAAGCGGCAATTGCAACTGCGGCAGTAGAACCAACTGCACGAGTAACACTGACCTGAGTCGGAGAGATAATCGCATTGATGATGATAACTTCACCAGTAGATTCCACTCGCATCAGCATGTTCGGCAGAACATTCAGAGTAGAAAGAACAGTGAAAACAGTATCACCAATTGCTTGGCCGGCGGCAGAAAGAACCAAGTTCGGAAAGAGCATGGTCTTTGTGAAGAAGCCGTGTTCAATTTGAACGGCAGTTTCAGTTGCCAACATGCTAGTCAATACAAACAGGGGCGCAGTTCCATTTGGCATCAAACGCGTAAGCATTCCTGCATACGATTTTTCTGCAAGATCCTGCGTCAGAACCGCAGTGGTAAAGATACCGGTAGACATAATGAGAAGTCCTTAGAGAAGAGGATGGGAGAAGATTTACAGAAGACCTTGGCCGAGACCGTAGAACGAAACTCGCGGGCTAAATTGCGGAGCAATGATTGCAGTCGCGTTGGCATTGCCAGACATAGTGACAGATCGAGCTGCAATGTTGACACCGATAATCGTAGTGCCTTGCAAACCAGAAACTGCATTCAGAACAATCATGCCCGGAGTCAGAGCCGCAACTTCCGCATCAGTCAGTCCGGTAAGAATTGGACTTGCGTTAGTACCAGAAGCAGCTGCAACCGTACGAGCCGGAGTTCCATTCTGAATAGTGACCAGGAATTTCTTCACGCTGGAAGCATTGGTAATTGGGTTAGTTACCGTGATCCCGGTGTTGGCCGTCGCAGTCAGGGTGCTATTGAATGCAAGACTTTGAATGTAAGTCAGTTCAAAAGTAGTGCCAACATCAACAGCTTGTCCGCCGGAAACGGAGTTAATTGCAGCGATGATGTTTGCAGCTGTGTCGATTGTATCAACCGAGTTAGCGCCATTGGAACGTAGCACAATTCCGGCAAGAATTGCAGGCGCCAAAAGAGTCAGCGGCTGAGTTGCAACTGCCGCCGGAATAACTTGCGCTTGGCAAAGAACATCGCCAATAGAAAGCAGCCGTTCAGCCGAAGCATTGTTATCGTATACAGTAGGTTTCAGAAGAGACATGGTAAAATTTCCTTAGAGGAGAAAAGAGAGGAAGGACACATACTAGTCAGAATTCTGGAACTCTAACCCAGGAACTTTGACCAATCATAACCACCAACTTCTGCTTTCTTTCCAGCGGCAGTTTTACTTTGCTTTTCTTGCGGCATAAACGCTTTGCCTGCGTCAGAAATATAAGCCCGGGCCATTGTCAGAAGTTCAGCAGAAGTAGCATTCGGATACTTTGAAGCAAATTGAGTTTGCATTGCTTCAATCATGGGCTGGATTGCCGGATGTGCAAGTGCAGGATTTTCTGTAGTAAGTCCATCAGAAAGTCCTTGTTTACGAAGCAGAGCCGGAAGTTGCTTAGCAAAATTATCTTGCGCTTGGGCAACTGCACTTTCCGCAATCTTCGTAGCTGCAAATGCACTCTGCGCATAAACTGTTTGGCTGGTAGCTTGAAGCATTTCAACAAGAGCTTTCGTTGCTCCATCTCCACCAGCTTGAATTGCAGCCAACTGTTCTGGCTTGATAACCTTTGCAAAGTCAATCTTGGATGCAGACTCCATCAACTTCTGCGGATCAGCCTTGAAATTTACTGGCTCGGAACCCGGAGCTGCATCTTTACTAGGTTGCCAGAAGTCCTTATGAACATCAAGCGGTGATCCAGGAGGAACTTCTTCCTGCTTTTCTGGAGCAGGAGTTTGCGGTTTTGCTTCTAGCTGCGGAGATGCCACAGTAGGAGTACGGAACAGTTCGGCAACGGAGTTAAAAAGTGACATGATGGAAAATCCTATTTACAGGTTGGTGGGAAGGAGAGTTGCAGTTTCCGCTGCTTCGGCTTCATCAAGAAGAAGGGTAAGAACTTCGATTCGGCCGTGTAGTTCGGCTTCTGCTTGTTGAAACTTTTCTGGATTTGCTGGATCAAACTTAAGCTCCAGACGCTCCATTGCCGAGAAGGTGCGAAGATTATGAATTGTTGCTTTATTGGCTGCTGTTAGAAGCCTGCCAATTCGCTGCTCTTCTTCGGAAAGGACATACATTTCAAACGGGGATGGAACTTTCTTCATTGCGGAATACCTTGGTTTTGTGGGATTGAAGTGGTTTGCTGGTCTTGCCCTGAGCTGGCCACATTATTTCCTTGCGGCACGTAATTATATTGTTGTGGAACTGGCATCGGAGTAGAGAACGGAGCGCCCTTCTGAATTGCAATCTGTGCCAAAGAAGTCCACTGTCCCATTGCCTGCTCATATGCCATTTGTTCCGGAGGCTTTTCGAATGGAGTCAGATTTACATTTCTGGTCTTCATAAGATATGAGAACATCGGAGCCAGATTGTATCCGCCACCAATTGCTGGATTTGTGCCAATTGCCTGCATTCCGGCTGCAAGGTCATCACTGGAAATGATCTTATCTGTCGGCAGAAGGCCATCAGAAACTTTGAATGCCAGAAGAGTTTTACGAAGAACAAGCGGATCAATAGGAACAGTACGACCTTGGGAAAGAGAATAAATATCTCCCGCCGATTGATACTGGACCATGTTTGTTTTCAGAGTCTCTTTAATGGGAGTGAATACTTGCGCTTCAAGCCCCATAGAAGTCATCTGATCACGGCCATTTGAATGCGCCATGACATCTTCATACTCATGCAAAGTACGATTGCCCTTTGTAAATTGTCCTTGCTTGCTACGATTTTGGCCATTCAAGGAATCGCTGAAATCACTAACTGCTTTGATTTCCTGCATTGCAACGCCAGCTTGTTCATCCCGGAACGGAATTGGATAATAAGATTCTTGTAAAGGCTTTCCATACGCGCGAGGCCGAACTGGAATTTTGGCGCTGGGATTATCTGAATTGATGTGTTCAGCAGAAACCCGACTTGGATCATAAAGACCTCGATCAGAAATTGCGCGACGCCGACTGGCAATCATGGAATTCATCAGCGCAGTAGCTACAGATTGGAAGGGCTCACCATTGGAAAGCAAGGACTTTGTCTGATATTTCAGGCCGTCATTCTTGGACTGGCCGAAAAAGATAGGAATACGTTGATGTACGTTTGTCTGCATTTCTGCAGCAATGACCACTTGGTGGTTTATGAGTGTAAATTTCCACACTTGTGGAGTACCGGCGGATGGAGTAGAGATCTTGAAATCACGAGGAACAATGCGAGCATAGAAGATAGTGACTTCGTAATCATAGCCGGGGTTCTTGGAATTTGCCGCAGCTCCAGGAAGTCCGGCCCAAGACATCCAGTTAGTTCCAATCAAATCCGGCTGAGTTGTGATTAGCGGATCAGGATTGATAGCAGGTTCGAAATACCCACTAGAAGTAGCAACTCCGATGTTGACGGAATCGAGAGCAGCTTGCCGATTTTCCTTGATCAGTCCTGGAATAGAGTCCATAAACAGGAGAAGATCAATACGACTTTTGCGGCCAATATAACCAGCAAATTCTCCTTTAGAAGAAATCTCTGTCGGTGCAACTCTCGGATCAAAGAACGTGTTGTAAAGATCCAGGCGACGAATTACATTCCCGCTCCAGGTAACATTGACGGGCTTTCCTTCCTTGCCGCCCTTGTAGGAAATATCAGTTTCAACTGCCTGAGTTACAATGTTTTCCCACGCAACCTCAACTGCTCCGAGATTGTATTTGAAAACATCTCGAAAGAACATCATGAACTGATCTACCCAACCACCTCGAATACTATTTTCTTCGATGATTGCCTGCATCTGAAGCGCAGCATCCTGATTTGCCGGATCGGCTACAACTCCAAAAATAGGATTCCCAGTTAGGAACACAGAAGACTGGTAAACAACTGCATTTTCTACCTGTGGCTCACAAATAGGAACTGTGATGTTTTGATATTTGCTGGCATCACCATAGACATTGAGTGCTTTATTTAGACGCTGATTCTGAGTACGATCAGTTTCCCGGGCATAGATCAGATCCATTGCTTGTAGGCGCGCCCGAAGATTCAGAGAAGTATTCTGAACTTGAAAGCATTGCTGCTCATACAAGATAACTCCTGCCTGCGAGACAGAAGTAATTTGAGGAAATGCGGTTGCAGCAGCCATCAAAATTCCTTAGAGGAAGAAAGAGAATTGTTTGGGAGAGACAGGAATTAGCGGAACCGGCGCCAAAAAAGCTGGCCGATCTTTAGGATTCTGGGAAGGAATTGCAGATGCGCCGCGCGGATAAATTGGAAACTCCGGTTCCGTACGAATCGCCTCCAAGATTAGGAGATCTGTTTCATTTAGCCAGGTCATCGGATAACGATTTTCATGCACAGCTCTAGCGCGCTTAACAGAAGCTTCAGGAGAGTTTCCAAGAATCGGGGTAATTGGCATTTGAAATTCCTGTCTAGATGGGAGAGTTAGCGCCAGCAGGAAGCACAGGAATGCTATTGTGCTCTTGCATTTCGATAATACTTCCTGAGATAAGCTGCTCTCCAAACTCAGCAATGACTCGTGGCGCATATGTTAGCAAGTCCAGAATGCCATCTATGTTTGCAGTTTTCAGCGGATTGAATTGAGAGATTTGGGAATTGACTGGGGCGGAAGTACTTGGATGGTAGTAGAGCTCTTTTGCAAATAGGGACTTGAACATATCTAGGATGCGGGAATTCTTAGACCTGGAGCCGGAATAAATCGGGGCACATTCAATTCCGGAAATTCCTCGCTGGAGACAAATAAATTCAAACCAGTAGTTGAGAGAGTATTGGTATGCATTTGATTCAATTACGACAAGACGGCAATTATGCCGAAGTGCCATTTCAATAGCGGCTAGAATTGTATCACCAGGAGAAAAGCGTCCTTCCAGAACTTCCATCATGCAAGGTACAACTGCGTTGTCGGTTGAGCGAACTTCGAAATATCCTAAAGAAACTGCGTCCGAATTAGTCTTGTCGTTCGAAGGATCAATTAGGATGAAGTTTCCAGAGTGCAATTCATCATCATCGAAAGGAAATGCAGGAAGCTTGGAAATATCTACCAGATTGTTTACTGTTGCGTTTTCATCATTCAGAACTTCTGCAAAAAATATTTCCGGATGCCCCATGTCCAAGTCATTCTGGTATTCCGTAAGCAGTTGTTGCAGCGGTTGCAGATCTTCCCAGAGAGAAGTGCCATCTGCAAGAATGCCACCAGCAATAAATTTGACCCAGTTGACAGACTTTTTGAGTTTCCGCAATATGGACCATTTTGTGGGATACATATTCCCTACAAAAATGAACAAACAGCCATGAGGCGACTTTGCCTTCATTGCCGTGCCGACCATATCTGTTTCTATCTGCTCCGAAATTACTTGAGATTCCGCTTGAACTCGCGATTGTATATCTTCAAAGATCATTAGGTCCGGACGCTCATTTTTAATATTGAGTCCACGGACTGTAGCTACTGTTCCGGCTGCAAGAGTGATATTTCTACCGCGGAATCCAAATTTCTTAAGGTCTTGTGTGTCCTTTTCTAGGCCGATCTTCCAATTTCCAAATACTTTCTTTATGTTTTCTTCTTCCAACATGTCACAGATGTCGGAAATAATGTTATTTGCTTTTGTCTGGGTTTCCGCGCAGACTAGAATGAACTTTCTAGAGGTGAAGAGAAGAACATAGAGGACAAAGATTTTGACGAAGGTAGTTTTTGCGAATCCTCGTGGGAGACCGAGGGCAAGTTGACTGAAATCGCGGCTACGGTGGATGTAAGAAAGGAGCCAAGTCCAGATGCTTTTGTAAACTACAGGGAAAAAGTAACGAAAGAGGGCTGGAAGTGCAAGAGCCGCAAGAAAATCTAGGGAATTCTTTGCAAGATCATGCACTTCCTGAGCCGTATATTGCTGCTCTTTTGCATGAGGCTCCGAAAGTTCCTCTTTTTTGTCTAATTCTAGCTTTGCAGCCCAATCTACCATGGAAAATTTTTAGCGTGGTGTTTGTGCGAGAAGAATACGAATTGCCAGAAGCATCTCTTTTGCATCCGCCTTGTTTTTTTCTAACAGGCGCGCAGAGATTTCCTTCTGTGCTTCCGTCTGAGCGGAAACCAGAGTTAGCTTAGGTCGAATTTGTGGAAATTTGCGGAGGGCTAGCATTTTGTACTCCTAGGCGTGCGCCGGAAAGTTTGGCAAGTGCGGAAGATTGAATAGTTACTAGAGTTTGTGGACTGGAAGCAGCTGGAGAATTGATTTCAACAACTTGATTGAATGTATTTGTCGTGAATTGATTTACTACGATGGAAGGAATTGTAAGAGATACAGTTTGTTGGGCAGAAGGAAGATCAGAAGGAATGAAGGAACTTTTTGGCTTTGATGTTGCAATTACTTGAAGGAGACGAGCCAACTTCATCGGGTCAAAAATGAGAGAAAGATTCTGTTTCAGGCGCGCCAGGATTGTATCTTCAAGTTCTTCGTATGCTTCAGTACGTTTCGATTGTTTTACTAAGTTACTATATCGTAGAGTTGCGACTGCCGCAGAAAAGTCTTCAGAGGAGAGAAGTTGAGAGATGCGGGAAATTGAAACTCCACAAGCTGCTGCCGTAATTTCTAACGAATGTCCTTCTCCTAGAAATTTCAGCGCACGTTCTTCCGTTGCACTTGATGGCCCAGGAGAAGAAGGACTGAAATTTCCTAAAGAGCCTGTTGCGGGAAGAACTGCACTCATGATGTAGATGCGCTTTTGCAGGAGAAGATCAGAGTATATTGAGGGAAGTTGCAGAAGGGAAGCGGGGATCGGAAGCAGGGTATAAAATAGGGAAAATTTTTAGTAATATTGGGAGATGTCAATAGGATGAAGCCACGCCCAGGACCAAAAAAGGCTTCGTGGGGGGTGGCATTTGTGAATGAGATGCATTTGCATTTGTGTTTCGGCGGGACTGGCAGGGCAGACTGGCAAGTGTAACAGTTTGTAACAGTGCGAGATTGACGGAACTAGGTGCATGGCAGATACTCTAACCTTATTTGATTGGAGAATATAGAATGGCAAAGCCCTCAATCCTCAAGAGTATCAATGTCGGTAGTACCATTGCCATACTCAATTATAGTATGCGGTTGGCAAATGGTGAGATACTGCACTGTGTCCCTGATGCATACCAAAGTCTGTCTGAGGCACATATGGCACGAAACACCCTAATAAACTTAAAAGTATATCAGGATATTACAATATCTCACTTCAATTTGCGCACCGGACAATTAGATAAGGTTTGGCCTTTCTGAGCACTGCCAATATGCAGATAATACAATGTCTGCATTTGCTAGTGCTTACCCCACAATATCGTGGATAGTATCTAGGTGGAGAATATAGAATGTCTGTTATCTCAAATCGTCACAACGTGTTTACTTTCGTCGCGGGTAAATCCGATGCACTCACGGGTCAGCGAGTTTGCAAAGCTGGATTCAAGCAAACTGACAAGATGACCAAGGCAGGAGTGAAAGCACTCACGCCAATCTATGCCAGCATCCCGGAGCTGGATATTTTGTCGGCGGAAGTGCTGGCCGAATTTGAACCCCATGTTCGTGGTTTGATCGCGGATACTCAGGACAAAATCCTTTCCAGTATGTATGTCGCGGGGAAGATCAAGGTTGGCGATAGCATCAGTGACGAAGATATCGGCATTGATTCAGTTCTGGAATTCCTGAATGCCACGGGTGAGAAGATTACGGAAGAACGGATCGCCGCATGGTATGCAGCCGATGGCATGGCCGAGATTGTGCAGGTGTACACAATGGAACGATTGGCGACAGTTGGGAAGATCAACGCGGATCAGGAGTTCACTGACCTTGAAGTGAAAATGCAAAACATCATCACTGCCACCGTGGGCAAATACAGTCAGGTGTTTGCATCACTGGCAGGGAAGTTCACCAAGCTGTCTGAAGTAGAGGGGAAGCTGGTTCTCGAATTGCTTGGACTGCTGGAACCTGTGGATACCATCGGAAAGCGCCTGACTACGAAAGTCACCAAGATGATGCAGCCGAAGGTAGTTATTGCGGATGCCGATGCACTGGATCTGACCACGATGGCGGAATGAAGACAGTTCAGTAGTGTAGGCTAGACTGGCAATATGGGGATTAGGCTGACTGCCTACTAGCCTAACTGCCTGCTAGCCCGTAAGTGGGGGGTGCCTGTGTCGTGCAGGTGCCCCTCTTGCGTTACAGATACCCATACATTACAGTATATCCATGTATTCTCTACTGCTAGAGTGTATAGGAATATATAGCTGTATTGTAATGTATGTATATCTATGGGGTATAGTTCTTTTCTTTCAAATTTTTATAGGGGGTACAACATAAGTAGAATAGACACTTATACAGATACATCTCTACCAGTCTTAACTTTCCCATCATCTCTACTCTACAGAGAATAGGTAATATCTCTATATCTCTATTCGGGATAGGGGGTGCCCTTGACAGGGGCAGGGGGGGGTAGCGTAGGCTGGCGGGTAGTCGGGTTGACGGGTAGATAGCCTATTCACCTGATTATTAACTAATTCATTGTTTGAAACACTGAAGGCGAGAATCTCATGTGCATCACAAACACTAGACATTTTACTTCATCCAATTGTTTTCTTCTAGAATGCCAGCTCCAAGCTCTTGTGGCATTCATTGAGTGTAGAAAAGAGCACAGAAAGTACAGTGTTCTCAAGAGCTTTCGGTAGCACAAAAAAAGGAATTCCATCATGAACTTCTCATTCCAAACCAAACTTCCGCCAGAACCGCGGAAATCTCATTCTTCTTCTCACGAGCAGGAGTACATCGAAAAACTTCTCAAAAATCACGAACATTCTCGCATCTATCCAATTCGCTGGATTCCTCCCTCAGTTCCAATCTCTCCATTCTCTACTTTCTTAGCTCTTGCAAAGGATCTACTCTACGCAATCATTCTTCTTTCCATCATCTTCTTTCCCCTGGCACTCTATTTCTACAAGTTCGGATTCTAATTCAAGAAACTGCCATGATCTTTGATTCAAATGCTCAAGATGCCGCTGCATTCTTTGCATCTCCTCCCGATCATACAACTTCCGCTAAAATCCCTCACCATCGTGATCTTATCTCTTCTAATCTCGTCTCCCGAAACTTGGGATACAAATACCCTGATGACTCTGAAGCAAAAGAATGGAGTATCGTATTTCAATATCCTGAAATGATTCGCACAGTTTCTTTGCCAAAATCAGGCAGAAACTACAACTGGGCAGCCCAAAAAAATTCAAGCTGATCTGCCTGGATTCTAAGCGCAGGGAACTTTCCTAGCATCCAGAACTTAATTCTTCTTGGTGCTAGTGAGGCAATCTTGCCTAACGTCGAACTTTCAATATCGGAGAACTGAAATGAATTCTCTTACACATACAATTGATTCTTACTGCATGCATCCAAATTTTCCAGAAGTTACTCCTGGATTAGCAGATTTTGCTGGAATGCTTCCTGCACCTAGCATCTTTATGGTTCCTCTTCAAAGATTCTTTGAGTCACACACTATACTACATGAAAATTCTCATTACTTTGAATATTCAGCCAATTTCATCTCCCTTCTTTCTCATGTAGATGAAGAAACTCTGCAAGCTGTTTTGCAGGCAATTCGTGACCAGGACTTTGTTTCTCCCATGAGCGGAGATAACTATGAACTCTTCTAATCCTCCATCATCCTCTCAAAAATTCCGTCCATATCTTTCTCTTCGTCAGATAGAACGTATACTCCAAACTCTCAAAGGAGATCCAGAACCATCTGACTCAGAACTAATAGCATCATTAGAGGTTTTAGTGTGGAAAGCAGGAAAAGGTTTACAAAAACCTTCCTACGTAACTGTTCCTTCCTGGGAACAGAAACTTGAATTCTCTCCACGCGAAGCTCGCAAATACAATCTCAATGAAAAGATTGAACTCTACAATCGTTGGCGGCATCGTGAACCATTAACTTCCTTTTCCCCTACAGAACTTGCAGTAATTCAAGAGTACCGTTGCATAAACAATCTCATGTCAGCTCAAGAGCAAGCAGAATATACAAACTCATTGATGGAGTCAATAACTGGCCCAGATGTTTTAGCCCGCAGCCTGGACTAACAGATTGGAATCCTTGTGCGCAAACTCCTAAACAAAATCTTCCCTAATTTCTTTCCTCTTCCTTCTACTTTTCCCTCTTCTTTTCAGCGTGCTGCTGCAATTGATGCAAAGATAGCTGAACTTGAAGAATCCGTATACTTGCAGAAACTTCAACTCATTGCCGATACTGTGGAACTTCAAAAGCTAGATGATACAATCACAAAGTTGATGGAACTCAAGAATTCACTCTAAGGAGTTTGTATGCGTGTCCTATGCGGTATATCTGGCATAGATTTTGAATGTGATCATTTTCCCGGATTCTTAGCAAGTCGTGAAACTTGTCATCCAATCTTCTATATGCCACAAAAGAAACTTCTCGGCTATACCGGGAAATTCTTCACTTCTGAACTTACATCCACCGACAAGTATCTTCTCTTTCTAGCAGTTCTCCACTCTTCTGAACTAGTAGATTTTCGTCTTCCGGCAATTCAAACTCCATTCACTCAATCAATCATTGCTAGAAACTTCGAATCTCTTGTCCACATTGTCTGCAAAATCAATGCAGTCGATGCGCCTTCAGTTGTCTTTCCTCACATTGTAGTTGGACCAGAAACTCGCAATCTCTCCAACGTGCACTTCTGGATTGATCGCTGGAAAGAGTCTTACAAAGAATTCCAATCAGGAACTGCAAAAGCATATGAAGGTCGAAAGCTAATCCAGCGAGAAACGGCTCTTGCCCGGCTTATCAAGAATCCATACAAGCCATCTGCCGAATATGCAAGTCAAATTGCAGACTGGGCAATATCCGCAGGGAATATAGACTCCTACAAACAACTCACAAACAATCCACTTACAAATACTCAAACATCTCTGTCTTCCTACTGGCGCACTGCAATTATTCGATGCGCCAAGTTAGATCGTCTCTATCAAATCCCTGAATCCGATATGAGGGAAATCTTAGAGCATTTTGAAACTGAACTAGATGCAATAGGATCAATCTATTCCCATGAACTTCTCCAGATTCTTAGAACTGCTCTCAAGAAGCGTTCCGATTATCTCGGTCTTGAACTAGGATCAAATACAGCCAACATGAAAACATACGAAGAAATCAGTTCTGCTACTCCAGATGATATTCAATCATCAAACATGAAACTCATGATTGATTTGGCTCCTACAATCGAACCGCTGAAGAAAGATTTTCCAGATACAGTATCTTATCTTCGTGCAAAGATGCGTTGGAATATGGCAAAAGCATCAGGTAAATTCGGTCCTCCACCTGCACCACCTACACCTATTTCACAACTTCCTCCAGGACTCTTCTAAGAAAGAATAATATCATGCAACCAATCAGTGTATCTAAAGATCGTCTTGCACTTCTAGCACAGCGTATACGTGCCCAAAGAATTGCAAAACAAGAACTGCAAGCCGCAGAACAATCATATGAAACTCGGCACTCGAAAGATCCAGTTGTAGAAGTTCCACCTACAAATACGACTGTAGATGTTCCTTCTGTACCTCAAGATGTGGTCGAAGTCCAGACTACAAACAAGTATGGTGAAGTAATTCACTACAATGAAAAGCAGCAGGAATTCATTCGTCGTGTTACAGCCGGTGAGAATGTAATTCTTATTGGTCCTGCCGGCTGCGGCAAAACAACTGCAATGAAAGGAGCAATGCTAGGTCTTATTCAATCAGGAATTCCTGGCGTTCTCCACAATGCAGCACATAAACATCTTTTGGATGGAACTCCTGGCCTTGTTCTCTGTGCGTTTACTCGCCGTGCTACAGTAAATATTCGTAACAATGTAGCAGAAGATGTAAAAGACAACTGCATCACAATCCATAAACTGCTAGAAAAGTCTCCAGTCTTTTATGAAGTAACTGATCCATCATCAGGAATTACTCGCACAACGATGCGATTCGAGTCTCTACGAAACGAATCAAATCCATTTCCAACTTCTCTCCGAGTCATCGGCTTTGAAGAATCTACAATGATTGGAGTAGACCTTTACAAGGAAGTGATGCGAGGAATTTCCCCTTCTGCTCAAGTCCAGTTCATCTTTATTGGAGACATTCAACAGCTTCCTCCAGTCTTTGGTCCTGCAATTCTAGGCTTCAAACTTCTAGAACTTCCGGTAGTAGAGCTAACAGAAGTCTACCGTACCGCGCTAGATAATAAAATCATGGTACTTCTTCACCGTATCCTATCAGGAAAAGTCATCCCTACATCTGAACTTCCTGAATGGACTGTGCCGAAACAACTTAGAATTGTACCCTGGAAAAAGAAGATCAGTTGGGAATCTGCTCTATCTACATGCGCTCTTTTCTTTATTGGAAACAAGCATGTTCCGGGAACAGCAGAGAAAGACAAAGTAGATGGTGCATTCCAGAAAGGTGGATATGATCCAGAAGAAGACATGATCCTCATGCCATTCAATAAATCTTTCGGAACTCTGGAACTCAACAAGCATATTGCAAATGCACTTGCACGGCATCGTGAAGCAGAAACTCATGAAGTAATTGCAGGATTCAATAAACATTACTTCTCAATCGGAGACAAAGTTCTCTATGACAAAGAAGATGCAACCATCACAAACATCTTCCCCAATCCAGTGTATTCCAGTAATGCACGTCCTCAAGCTCCGGCAACTACCCTAAATTACTGGGGATTCAATAGTGCAGGTGCGAAAGAGCTAGAACGTGCAGATGTAGATATGGAATTCATCCTTTTGCAGGCAGCACAAACAGAAAAGGAAGATCGCGTACATGCCGCATCTCACCGTATCATTCTAGAAATGCATGATAGCGGAGAAAAGATCACAATCGACAAAGCATCAGATATAAACAATCTTCTCCTCGGCTACTGTCTCACAGTACATAAAGCACAAGGATCTGAATGGCGCCGAGTATTCTTTCTCCTGCATGAATCAAACAATCAGATGGTATACAGAGAACTTCTCTATACTGGATGTTCCCGTGCAAGAGAAGAACTCATGATAATTTGTGAGCCAGATCATTTCGTAAAAGGTATTCAAACTCAACGAGTGAAGGGAGAAACACTAGCAGAAAAAGCAGAGTATTTCAAGGGCAAACTAACCGAGGGATATACAATAGATGTATAAATAATCTACCCTCCTCCTAAACAAGCCCCGGTCCCCTCTTGACAAACGACCGGCGGTGTGATACCATCTCTTTTCCAGTTAGGAAACTCTGTCCCAAAAGTTTCCAATTCCTTTCTCTACCACAAAGGTAAATTACTACTATGGCTACCACCGAAATTGCAGTTCCCGCTGACGAAACCACCTACAAGTACGAAGCAAAGTATCGCTTCAACAAAGATGATCTTGGCAACAAGCGTAATCCAGTTGAGTTGGCATTTGATGTTCCTAGTTTGCAAGGTCTTGTTGACATTCTGGAAGCAGAAGATGGCAATGAAGATGATTCGAATCCGCAAACGGACAAAGTCCGCAACTTGGTTCTTGAAGCCATTGCAGATATTGTCAATTCGCAAGTCAAGTCGTGGGTTTCGGACAATCCTACTGCGAACCAAGCAGAATTTGATGCGGTAAAACAGCGGTTTACTTTCAAAGCCATCGCACTGATGGACAAGAAAGATCGTCGTTCGTCTGGTATTGCTCCGGAACTCTGGCAAGCTTTTGCCAAGAAGTATCAGGAAGTTATGCCTGCCGTTACGAAGATTTCTCCGGAAGGCATCAAGAATGCTACGATCGTTTTCCTGAAGAAGTTTTCCATCATCAAGACCGACAAGGTTACGATTGGCAAACTGCTTCCGCAACTGGCTTTGTTCACTGAGCATTGCGACAAGGAAAGTCTTGAGCAATTCGCGGATATTATCGAACTCTTGCAAACCAAGGGCGAAGAATATATCAACAGCGATGAAGTCAAGAACATCGTGGACAATCTTGGCCTCTGATCTTCCGATCTTCAGGGCAGCTCTAGCATTGTCTTACCTGCTATCATCTTTTATGATGCTCTGGCACAAGCAAACTAGACCACAAACGCCCTGAATTGTCTCCTGAGCATGAGAATAAACTGCTCACTTCCCCGCATTTTTTCTTCCGATGAAACGTAAATACGAGCCAATTTGGGATTCTCTAAAAGCATCAATCATATCGCCCGCAAGTCGGGCTAAAGGTGTTTTTATAAAAGCCCATCCTGCATATCATCCTCGCATTATCAAAGGAGTTGTCAAAGAAAAAGATCAGGATGTAGGATTCAAACTATCTCTCTATCCGAAGAGAGCAAAACTAGAATATAGCGCAGTGGATTCAGTCATAACATTCAAGCTTCAAATCTACCCCACCTCAATCGCAGATAAATTGGAACTATCATGAGCCGCACTTCTACTCCAGAACCTACATACATTCTCAAAGGTACTCGCTTAGGTGAGACAGAAAAAGCAGTCAAGTTTGTAATTGATGAAATCAATGGACTTCCTTGGGACTGTGAAGCGCAGGATCTTCCTCGTGCCCAGTGGTTTCCTCTTTCGCAAGTTGTAAACATGAGCACTTCTCCCCACGGAGATGGTGAAGATACAATCACAGTAAAAGCTTGGATCATGCAGCAGAAAGAAATCATTTAATCATACTTATGAATACTCCAACTCAATCCAGTCCAGTACCTCTATCAGAATTTGCGCAAGTACAAGAAAAAGTTTCTTCCCTCTCCAGTGTTCTAATTGCAAAGCATCCTCGTCTTCCTTCCTTGCTCTCTGAAATTCTTTCTGCTCTCCAAAAGCAGCCAGAGAATGTACTCCTTCTTTCTCCTGAAGAAATTTCTCAAATTGTAGCTGGCATCGAAGTACATAAAAGCGTATTCCTTGCTGCATCTGTTACGAAACCTGC